CATTAACCTGATACATGATATTTTGTCAATATGAATAGTAAAAAATTCAAATTTGGGAGCAATGCTCCCGTCACTGTTGAAACAGCGAAGAGGACTGCGGCCAATGCTAAGGCCAAAGTCGCTCGCAAGAGTGTTGTGGTGCCAGGGTTGGAACAAAACACCCACACCAAATACGACTGCGAGACAAGCTTCACGAACATCAAGCCAGTCGTGAACGTCACCCGGACAAAACTTGAACCAACACTTACAGTTGGAGTTGCTAAGGGTGCCATTCTCGACAACGTGCCGATCACCGTGCCAAGCAACACCGCGGGTGCAACCATGCACGCAATGAAGAAGAGGTGCGATTATGCGCCTTCTCTCGAACACATGGAGGATTTCCTCACTGGGCACAAGTTGCTCATGGACAAGTTTACTCCTTTGGAGGAAATCCGCCTTGACAAGGGCCTGTTTGACAGGTACTTGGAAAAGTGCGCGCCCGGGAAGGCCGAACGCCTTCTCGCGGCTTTGGGGAACCACGAGTTGCAAGGTGATTTCGCGACGAAGCACGTGTTCGCGAAGCAAGAAGTCTTGCTCAAACCCCATGGGGCCCAGCCCCGCGTTGTATATCAGGGTACAGACATGTACAACGCACTCACTGGCCCTATCGTTATGGAGCTAAACGATAGGATGAAGAGAGTCTTTTCCAGGGAGAACCCGCTGAACACTGGAAACGTCGCGATTTACGCGTGCGGCGCCAGCGGGGAGGAACTGGGAGCGATAATGGATGAGGCTGAGGGGTCTGCAATCGAGTCAGACGCAAAGAACAATGACGGGAGCCAAAGCAAGGAATTTCGTCGCCCTGAGGCGATGTTTTACCTTAAATTGGGAGCACCGAAGTGGTTCGTGCAGGAATTTGCGAAGAACACCAGCACACGGGTGTGGACACGGTATGGAGTCTGCGCCCAGGTTGATGGTCAGCGTTGGTCGGGTGAGACCACAACGACCACTGGTAATTCGTACGTTCACATGGCGTTGATGCAGGCCGCACTGCACAATGCCGGGGTTGAGCGTAGCACGAACATCCACGGTGGGGATGATTATCTGGGGTTTGTGAGCGGTGAGGTCGAAACGTTCAAGGAATCTGTCGAGAAGACGTACAAGGTTTCTGGAATGGTTGCCGAGGTTGTCCCTCAGTCAACGCACCACCGCGCGACGTTTTACAGAAAACGTTACGTTCGAACGCCCCATGGTAGCCTCCCCGTTCCACAATTCGGTCGCGTGCTGGCCAAGATTAACATTCGCGCTAACCAGAATAGCAATGTTAATGACAGGGAATACATGGCTGGCAAGTATTTGTCAGCCGCGTATGAACATAGGCACGTGCCGGGCATACCCGAGTTGTTGCTCGCAACGTCTGAGCGCCTTTCAGACAAGCCTCACCTCGACGTCCGTCAGAGCAAGGCCGTTGAGATGGGGGGTGTTAAAGGTGTGAGAGCCATAGTGGAGAGGTCGAGGAAAATTGACGCTGACAATTTTGGAGGTTTCCTGTCAGAGGTGTACGGTGTTTCGCAGAGCGAGCTTGCCGATGTGTACGCCAGGGTTGCTGAGTCGTGTGTTGACTTCTGCAACGGCTGGACGTACGTTGACAAGGGCAAGACGAAAAACCGGCCAGGGAGCCACAAGTACAGTGCCCCGGTGATGCGTGGCAGCGTCGTCGACAACCTCACCAGGCTCGACACCTGAGTTGCAACAACTCACTCCTGAGCTGTGGATATGTGATTAGCAAGAAAACACAGACCACCAACAAGA